CAGCAGGGTATGTATACATCAGAAAAGACGCTATCATTGAGAGTGTCAAAGAGAAAGCACTTGAAGCAGTGATGGGAAGCGTTACTGAATCACTTCCTAGTGTTGATCTACCAGAGATGACAGGACCAGCAATGCCTTCACTACCTACAGCTCCAGCACTATAAATAAAACTGCCTAGCAGTTTCTAGATGGAAGATAAGAAGGACAAACCTAAAGGTCCCATGGGTAAACTACAAGAGTTTGCTGAAGATAAAGAAGAACAGTTAGTAATTCTTAGTACATTTGTTCGCCTTGGTATTCTGGTGTGGTCTGGTGCAATATTAACATTGAACTACGTCACAATACCAGGTTGGGAACAAGACAAGATCGATCCGACCTTTATAGCTTCGGTGTTTACGGGAGTTACAGCTACGTTCGGAATCCAGACCGGTGGTAAGAAAAAGAACGGTGATAATGGTGGAGGTGTTAACATAACCAAGAAGGATATGGAGATGCTCATCGCCAAAGCAGCAGAAGCAGCACCCACTCAAACAATCAGGTTAGAACAGGGTCCCGTAACAATATCCTCAAATCCTAGTAAAAAGGTGTAATCGAATACCTTTGTGAGATAATTAGTAGGTAGTATCAAACTAAACTAATGTCTCATTATACTATTGGTTATCATGATAAGTATAACGGACTCCATGAGATCTGTGAGTATGCTGAAGATGCATACACTGCAATAAAACAAGCAAGAGAAGATCTAACTGGATTCAATACTCCGCATGTTGCAGAGTACTGTATCAAGGAGGACTAGCCTAGATATATTGGATTGGCAATGACTAAGTGGATGACATTGAAATACCTAACGTAAATGTTAGGACACTAAACATACCAGAGATAGGTGTATTCAATGCACCTAATGTACCTGTCATTCAAGTACCAGTCACAGTAAATATTGGAAAACCGATAGTTGATATACCAGGTTGTGTAGAAGCACACCCAGAAGACAAAGGAAAAAGTCCCTCACTTGTCGAAGATGACAGTGATGGGACTGTTGTTTTATGTGATGGTCAGTATCCATCCTATGATGCGATGGATTATATACCAGAAGAGATGACAATAGTAAGTGAGACACCACCACCTGATGTTGTACCCCCACCAGACCCACCTGATGCACCAGAGGTTCCTGAGACTGCTGATCTAGGTGCAGAGGAACAACCATGTCCTGCACCAGGTCAACCAAGACTGGGTGATCTATCTCAAAGTGGAGATGAAAAAGTTAGTGGTCATGAACTCCAAGGAACTACCTGTATAGTATTATATGAACCTACTTCTGCTATTGAAAAATTTTTACCATCGACTAACGTGGTTACGACCACAGCAGTCATAGCAACAGTTGCTACTGCGTCTGCCCTATTTGCAAAACCCCTAGCGGATTTGATTCTGAGGGCTTTGAAACCTCTAATAAAGAAGGCAACTGATACTGTGAAGAAGAAACTGGGACGTCATCGGACTTTATCGAAGGCGGAGATTGCAGCAAATAAGTATCGGGATTCAAAGGGTCTTCCACCTTTGAAGGACTACTCAAGACGTAAGAAGAAGAAGGGATAGAATGTTTATGTTCTGGTAGTGTGTTTGGTGGGTTCACTAATACCACGTCAGCACACACTGCATAGTAAGGAGACTTTGGATGGAACATAATTCCAGCTTTCATTAATTCTCCGCAATTTTTTAATCTGGCTATCTCAAAGTCAAGTCGCTTGTTAGCATTTGTCTGCTCGATGTATGCTATCTGCTGTGTTGCTGCTTCTTTACATAAAGCAGTCAATTTCTTATCAAGTGGCCAACTTATAGTACCACTGACACCTATTGATAGGTTCTGAGTATTCTTTTGACCAGTACGAGTTGGAATGTAATATAATATTTCACCTGGATTATCAGGTACCCCATCATCATTAGCATCAACGTTGTTGTAGACAGGATCTTGGAACATTTCCTCGAACGGATGCTGTTGTGTGAGACTACCAGTGATGAAGGGAGTAAGGTTCATGGTAGCACCTTGGCACTGTATACCATTACTATAAGTGTTGGTAATATAAGGTCCTTGTAAAACTTGTATAGCTTGATTGGTTACTGAGCCTGAAGAGTTGGCGACTGGATTAGCGGTAGCAGAAACTCCCCCCACGTCTGTCTGTGCTAAGACTGGGGTAGTTATGGTAAGAAGACTAATAGCGGATAGTACTGATGTACTTACTGACTGAAGATTGAAGTTGTATCTGTGACGCTTTGTATTGTTGTTGTTCGATTTATTATTGTTTGTGTCTGTAAGCCCGGTCCATTGTAATGCTCGGTGAATTGAAACGATTCCCCTACATTTTGCTGTGTCCAATTTGGTTTTTGATCTAGATCCAATCCTGTCCATGTCGAAGTCACTCCATTCAATGTATTAGATTGAGCACTACCTACGTCGGGAGTAATGCTCGTGCCATCATGTTGCACGTTTGTCCCCGTTACCGAGTATGTCCAGCCAGTAGAGTAATCCATCGAATTAATGGTCTCCGTCACGGTAGAAGTCGTCTCCGTGTGGCTAGTCATCGAGCCCTGTGTAAAATTGGGGACCACAGGGACTGCAATCGCAGTCGGTGCAGTCGCAAGGACAAGTGCACTGACAGTTATCGCACGATACACTCTCATATATTACCATAACTCCCTATCTTATAGTAAGTTCTGTAACATGCTGTCCTGTAGCCACAGTACCTGCACCACCAGCAGTTATTGTCATAACCCCTGCACTGGTTATAGTTCCAGCGAGTGTTCCAGCAGTTCCTGCTGAAGTTGAGGTTTGATTACTGAAGTTTCCTACAGCACCCACTGCTGGAGCTGATGTTGCAACAGCATCTGCTTGAGTGTATGACTGAGTAAAGCTGAACTCTGCACCAGGTACATCCTGAGTTGCTGCGATTGTACCAGGAGCATAAACACCTGAAGTTATAGTACCAGCACTAATAGTTGATGCTGTATTACCATCAGTCGTGTCCACACCGTTTCCAGTTATCGAGAATGAGGATCCAATCCTCTCAACTTGTGTTGCTGCTGCGTTCACCTGCAATTGAACGCTACTTGATAGTTTATGAGTGATGTCTGCACGTGCACTCATAGGAGCAGCTAACGCTAACATAATAAAGGGAATAAGTTTCTTCATACTTATGTACGTAGCATTATAGCCGTATTTATGTTACTATATATCTGAACGATATAATTACCTATTACAATGAAAATTTTTCTAGACACTGCTGATACAGAAGTGCTCAATAGGCACTATGTCACGGGACTTCTAGACGGAGTAACTACTAATCCAACACTCATTCGTAAGAGTGGACGTGATCCCCTTGCTGTTTATGAAGAGATAGCAGAGATAGGATTCACTGACATTAGTATGGAAGTTGGTGGTAACGGACTAGAGATGGTACAAGAAGGGCGAGCACTTAGAGAGAGATATGGTAGCATAGCAACAATCAAAGTACCATGCACACCTGAAGGACTATGGGCATGTCGAGAGTTGAAGCGTGACCTTATCCAAGTAAACGTAACACTCATATTCTCAACAGCACAGGCAATACTAGCAGCAAAAGCAGGAGCAAAGTATGTCTCACCTTTTGTTGGTAGATTGAATGATAATTCACATAATGGGTTAGGTCTAATTGAAGACATCAATAAGGTATATACTATGCAAGGTGTACATGAGACAGAGATACTATCTGCATCACTAAGAGATGTATCTAGTGTGTCTGGTTCCTTCGCTGTAGGTGCTGACATATGTACAATACCACCAACAGTATTTGAGAAGATGTATAATCATGTCCTTACTGATAAAGGACTAGAACTATTCAATGCAGACCTAGAGAGCATAGCAAATGCGAATCATTCATAACGCAGTATCAGAAGAACTCATCGACAGATGCCTCGATGAGATGACACGGAAGAGGAAGCAAGACGTATGGGGTATAAGTAAATGGAAGTGGGATGAGAAACTAACGAAAGGATTCAAACAGTATTGTTTCTCATCCAGACCAGAGGTCTATCAGTTCAATGACCTCCGTAACCAGTTGACTCAATATTTTGAACAAATTCCTACAAACATAAACTATCACTTGTGGTTACCAGGTTCTGGTATCAATTGGCATGATGATAAAGCAAGTTTATATGGTGCAACATTATATCTGAATACATGGGAACCAGAAAAGGGTGGTGTATTCATGTGGAGAGAGAAGTTGACTGGTGAACTGAAGTGCATACACCCCCAAAGAAATATGCTTATGATAAATGAGCAGGGAGAAGATCATGCTGTGACACCTATCATGGTCAACGAAGCATTTGGTAATAGAAAGAGTATTCAGATATTTTGTGGTCTCCCTAAAGAGAATGGTGTTGACATACATGAGAGATAATATAATCTCAAAACATATAGGATTTGACTGGGCAGATGATGTAGAACTGCTCTGTAAGAAACTAATACTACAACATAAGTGGAGTAATAAAAACTATAACAGAGGTGAATATGTATTTGATATTGCACCAAGCAATCTAGGATTCTTTCAACCTCTGTTTGATATAATAAAACAAGAGGTTATAACACTATATCCCAAGGCAGATATACCAGATAGAATATTCAATAAGAGTTGGGCGTACGTATCTAATCAAGATAGGACTGTGAGTTTTATGCACAACCATATGTCTGAAAAAATAAGGAAAGATATATCTACTGTTTTCTACCTAAAGAAACCACCACACTCAGGAGACATCATGTTTTTATTGGGTGATGAAGAGTATATACATACTCCAGTGGAAGGTGAACTCCTTATCTTCCCTGCTACTTACTATCACTCACCTTTGCCATCCCAAACAAAGGAATACAGGATAGCAATCAACGTCAATGTAGTGACTCTAAATGAGTATGAATACTTCCTTGACAATGATTGGAATGAGCAGTATAATAATGTCGTTAGTTCAAAAATCAATGTCCAATAAGGGATCTTTTCTCAGTAGATTCAAAAACAAATCTCAAGTCCTTGTATCTGCTATTGAAAATAAGATAGACTTAGAGTATGATCATCCTAGTCTTTATAATTCTTTGAGATCTTACTATCAGACACAAGAAATTTATTTCTATAATGATAGGGATAAAGATTACGATATTATCATGGAGAACTTGGAGTATGATCTATTGAATACGGGTTTTATAGGATGATTGAAAAAGAAAGAAGACCATGGGGTTACTTCACTGTATTACAGAGAGGTGACAAGTACTGTGTCAAAGAACTGTTCATTGAACCAGAGATGAGAATCTCATTACAGTTCCATCGGTATCGCACCGAGGACTGGGT